TCAAATGCTAGAGAACAAAATTCTTCTACAGAGTGATGTTCGCCGGTAGCAATTACAAAGTCATCAGGCTTCTCCTGTTGGAGCATTAGCCACATGGCCTTACAATAGTCAGGTGCATATCCCCAGTCTCTCAATGCCGAGAGGTTACCAAGAGATACTTTAGTTTGTCCCCCGGCCAAAATATTAGCCACAGACATTGTTATCTTCTTTGTTACAAAGTTCTCTCCCCGACGAGGACTATTCCCAATAACCATTGTCCCAACACCAGCCATAAATTTGCCAGTTGCTGTTTCTATATCATAGACATAATCAAACTCTGTTGAACAGAGTTTTTTAATTTCTTCTGGAGCTTTTCTAAGATGATGTTCTGTTTCTGCATGCCCGCCATTTTGGATCTTGCGAATAAAAGTTCTAGAAATGCCAGTTTCTCTGCATATTGCTCTTTGGGACATTCCTTCTTGTAATAAAACTTTTACTATTTTCTCTTTTTCTGTATTGTCTGTTGGGCTTAGTAAGTTGATAGAATAATAAAACTGCTGTTTCCCATATGCATATGATTCTTCTACGGTAACATTAAAATCTTGCCCAGTAACATTAGAAATAAGAAACAACAATCCCTGTGCTAACTGTGCGCTATTTGTTTTAAAGTTTTTATATTTATATACACAAGGGTTCTTCTTCAAACCATCAGCCTGGTTATACCCATTTAAAAATGCTTCTTGTATTTCAACTGGAGCATTGAGAATATAAGATGGAACTTTCTTCTTACTGTCATTATTATACACATCAAATCTAAGATGGTTAGAAAAACACCAATCGGCAGTACCTAAGAGCTTTATTTGACGTGAATGGCCATATCCCGACTTGTAGATATTGCCGATATGTATATCATTATTAGTTATCTTTTTCCAAAGATAGGCTATACGCCCAACAATATCGTTATCTAAATTAGATATATCTATTCGAGTACTGTTCCCTTTTGTTCCAATCCAACCATCACCGACAACCAAACCTATTAATTCTGCTTCGTATAACGTAATAGGAATTTCGGTGCTTTTTGGAAATACATGAGTAGGGTAGACTCCATGTAACAAACTAGTACCTAGTGAACAAGAATCTGCTCTTCTTTTCCCCCCATCTTTGTCTATCAACTTATGATGTCTTGTTGTTAAAGTTATTCCATTTCTAGTATTCGTAACTTGTCCTTCGAAATCAGAATTATCTAGCGGTACAGGACGAACAGTGATAGCTTTCAACGCTACCCATGCTGAACCGTCCCAAATTTTATACTGCTTATCACATAAGTCTAATGTTTCTATCTGATTACTATATTCTAATATGTCTTTTACTCTTACTATGTCTATTGTATTGTCGGGTGTTTTTACTAATAAATTCGTATACTTAGACAAGCATTCGTGGTTGTATAGTATTCCGTTACAAGCAAAGAGGCCATAAGCTTCTCTATAGTTCTTAGTAATCCAATGAGCATACAGTTTGGCAACTCCATAAGGACTTCGAGGATAGAAGGGAGTTGTTTCTGTCTGAGGTGTTTCTTGAACAAGACCGAATAGCTCACTAGATGAGGCTTGATAAAATCTGGCATCAGGACAATTAGCTCTTATGGCATCTAGCAACCTAAGAGTCCCAATGGCATCTACTTGGGCACTGTATTCTGGTACATCAAATGAAATTTTGACATGAGATTGCGCTGCAAGATTGAAAATTTGATGAGGTTGTATTTTCTCAATAAGTCTAGAGATGTTAGAACCATCAGTCATGTCTCCGTAATGTAAGAACAGCGTCTTGTCTTTAATTGCGGGATCCATAGTTAAGTGATCAATCCGTTGCCGGACATAATTACTAGTTCTACGAATTATGCCATGTACTTCATAGCCTTTTGCTAACAATAGTTCAGTAAGATACGAACCATCTTGTCCTGTAATTCCAGAAATTAATGCTTTTCGTTTCATTTTAAAAAATCCTTTGGTATTGCGACTAGACCATTATATCTTATTTGGCATTCTTTATGTTTTCTAATACATCGATAATAACTTTATTTTCGTTATTCTCGACAGCATGAATGTGTATTTTTGGTGTCCCATGCCATCTATTACCTCTTCTATGTCGTTTTCTTAGACCATCTTCATATTGTTTCGGCACCAGAATAGAATTGGGTTTTTTATGTAGCCATGAAGCACATGCCCATGCACTCCATGCGCCAACAAAATGAGTTTGTTTCTGAATTAAAGCCATTACCACTCTTGCATTAGAAGCATTTACAAGATTGAATAACTTCTTTCTCCTATAATCAAAAACCTCGTCTACTTTAACAGGATTATTTATGTTATTTCGAACATGTGTTGCCCCGATGACGACAACATTGTAACCTAAATCTTCTATGATCTGGTCAATTAGTCGAATATAATCTGGTGTCTTTATAGCAATTCGATCTCTTCCTCCGGCAAAAGGATGGACGACAACGAATTTTCCTGCACTTGTTATTCGCTTAAGTTCTTGTTTGTCTTCTGATCCTAGATGAAGTACTTGTTTCTTTTCTGAAAGGCCTAGTAGCCTTTTTTCTTTTACTGCGTCTTCAAGTCTTACAGCGTTGCCACGATGTTTTTCCCATAAGCTTCTAGCATCAGTCATCCATCCTAATTCTTTCATGCTATCAACATGAGGATGAAATTTAATAAACTTAAGACTTTGATGATTATGAGTAGAGGACAAGATCTTAACTTTAATGTTTGGATATTTATTCTTGAGAGAATCCAAATAACTCCAACCATGTTTTCCACGGAAATACTCATAAAAGACATCGCCTAATCCTCCACCAAAGGGAAGATATACTTCTTTGATTTTCGACATTTTAGACACCTTGTATTTTCTTAATAGCAATGTCTGCAACTTGTTTGGCACTAATTGCAGTAAGACATTGAGAATAACCTTTGATGAACCCTGTCTTTTTACATGGGCTAATGCCATTCCTCCAACAGGGAATACAATCCATTTTCGAAGTGACAACTGTAACCTTGGGATACCCTTTGCAGCGAGCCTTGTAATCAATAGGACCGAAAAGTGTAATCGTAGGGATATCTAAGGCAGCAGCGAAATGTAACAACCCAGTATCGACTGTTATAAGACTATCACATTGATCTAAGATAGAGATAGTTTTTCTAAGCGGGAATCCACATGCGTCAATTACATTAGTAAACGTATGTTCTCTCGAGTGGTCTAATAATATTACAGACGCATGGGGTTTTAGAAGATCAAATAATGTTTGAAGATGTTCTTCCGGCCAGTCTCTGTACATTTCGGCACTACGAAGTCCTATCGCTATTAAAGGTTTCTTCCTCTCAGGCAACACACTGGCAATAAATTTAGAAGCAGCTATTTTCTCTGTCTCAGAAACATAATATCTTGGCACTAGGCTAGTAAGCTTTTCTCTCACTCCACAAGCTTCAGAGAAAATTTCCACTCGGCTTTTCTGTACTAGTTTCTTAGCAGAAATTCGGGCTGCTTCATATCGAGCACAAGGAGAAGAGACATCGACGACCATAAAATATCGTTTAGGATTGAAGTTCTCTCCTATGTCTACTAGTCTTTTGACATGAGGGTTGTTTTGCAACACAGGCCAAAGTTTTCTCTGACAAGCTACTTCAATCTTCATCTTCGGATGTTTGGCAGCAAGAGCTTCGATAGCAGGTGTTACCATGAGAAGATCACCGAGGCCATTGGTAGTTCGTCGAATCATTATTAGATTATCTTGGTTCGCATCAGTTAAGTCCTTACCATATACAATGTTCGTGGACACTTTATATTTCTCCGAAAGCTTCTTGCGAACTGCGACCAAGACTTCTTCCGGTTTGATAGAGGTAAGGCATTCAAGTTTAGCACCTGAACTCTGCACGCATCTTGATGTATACCAACAGAAAGAACATGGCAATCGTCGGACAACAGCTGTTGCGTTAGTATAATAATTGATTCGACTTTCAGGAGGGATCGGACCAAAGACAGTTACGATTTTCTTTTGTAATGCGCCGGCAAGATGAAGGACTGCAGAATCTGGACAGACTACGACATCACTTTTCTCTATGAGCGCTGCGACTTTAGGCAACTTGTAATTAAACAGATGATGCAATCTCGGATGTTTTGCTTTCCATCTATCACATGTATTCCCCCAGTCGAAAAACAGGACATGAGTATCTGGTTCTTCCGCGAGTAAGAATGCTAGCTCGTCAACATAATCCAGAGGCCAAGTTCTGCGAGCATCATTGCTTCGTGCCTGGAAGGCGACAATTTTTGTATCCTTGGTAACCTTGGGAACAAGGGTTTTTAGTTTATCTACTGCCCATCGTTTCTCTTGCTCGGTAACTTCATAAACAGGAATAGGATCTGTTGATATGTCGACGCCAACAGCGTCGGCAAACATATCAATGCGATTTGGTGGCACGGTTCCAGATTTTTCTTGATCTAATCCTGTTGTTGTCACGTCTACAATGTAATCATACTCTTGCTCTCGTATCTTATCAGAAGCGATAAGCTCATCAACATAAGGATTATGCTTAATGACATCAGCAAGTGCCCCCTGTGAATAAACAAGGTCAGTGGCATAAATGAGGTGGCAATTGGGGATAAGCATCTTCAGAGCTTTGGTAATAGGTGTAGTCATAAGGACGTCACCTATTCCACCTAATCTTCGATGAATACAGATACGAGGTCTGGCAGCTCGTAAAAGTTTATCTAGCCTTATTCTCGTATTCTTTGTTCTCCGCCGACTTCGAGCATTAACCACTCTTGCCGGAGCCCCAGCGGTAAGAACCCCATGTTTCATTGGATGTACCATAGGGAATACCTTTGGTTACATAGTTTTAATGAATTCAAATTCGATTATGGGAGAGAACAATGCGTCATCTAGATATTCAGCTTCTGTCACTCCATATGCTTCGACAGTAGAATTGAAGAGGCCAGCGTCTGCATTATGAACGGCATATTTGATTTCAGTAATTCTGAGGCTCCTGTCTGCTAGCAGCTCTCCCATCTTTTCACCAACCTCGGTATTAAATCTTGCTTTGCTACTATTCAGCAACCTAGTTTTCGAATTATCAATTCGTTGCTTACTCGGATGGTTTCCAAGTTTGATATGCACCTTGAAAATATTCGGACGACTTCGCATTAGGCTTTGACAGAATCTAATGGCTGATTCAACAGGCATATCTCGAATCTTGAGAATGCCCATGAGAGGCAGCGGAGCCTTCATGTCTATAACACTATAGTCATAAAGAACTGTCATTCGCTTAACGCCACTCTTATGAATTGCTTTCACAATTTCACTTTGATCTTCAGCGTACTTAGCTTCTGTAATATGGGAAGGATTTCGTGCGTATAATCCAGAAGAAGGATTGATGATTGCGTCTGGGTCATGATCTTGGGTCATAATGTCCTCCGATTAGAACTGCTTTCATATCAGAAAGCATTGTTGTTATCTTTTTCCTATCAACATTTGCGGCCGCAGCAAGACTCACAATAGACAACTCACTGTCATCAGCCATAAGTACTATACTTATAAGGTATTTTTCAGCTCTTGTAAAGCATTTTCCGACCCAACGATCTTCAAATAAAATACCAGGCATTCTCCAATAGAAGTCTTCATCAAGAGTCGCCTCTGTTTCTAGGCCTTCAGCTTGTACCTTGATCTGTGGGTTCCACTGTTTCTTCAATCTTCTCAGTACCTTAGCGGCATGCCAGGGTATATACTTCTCAAGATAGGGGATAACACTACTCTTTTCTCTATCAAATCCCAAAAAGATACTAGCTGATAACAGATATAATTCTGACACTATTTCATCTGATTCTAGTCCTAAAGTTCTTAATTCTGGGATTACCCATGTCAATAAAGGTCTTGTTAGTAAATAGAAATCGTATATTTTTTCTGCCTGCGGCCGAGAAGAAAAGAAAATAACATTCTCATGCTTACGGAATAATTTCTTTGTTCTCTCTGGAATTTTCATTATTCTTTCTTCTTCTCTACAATCTCAATCTCTTTGCCTTCACCTGTAATATCAACGAGAGGCAGGGGAAAGAGTTCTCTTTGCAAAGCTTCTAACATTAGATACAACTGTCCAAAACCTAGTGTAGCAGTAGTATCCAAAAGAATTTTGATAGCTCGTTTAACTTCGATGTTCGAGTGCATCAGAAAACCTTTCTGCTTGTTTGCCATATATTGATGGCAGACGTTCATTGAGTTTGTTAAGAATGTCTAACATTACGCCACGAATAATAGGATGTGCCGGCGTATCACAACGCAGGCTAAAGATAGTGATCCATTCTCTTAAGTTCGCCGAGATCACAATCTCAGTTTTAAGTCCTATGGGTAATACGCTACGAGCTATTTGAGGAGCAGCTCCTGCTTTCAACAATGCAAGATAGTGAGTCTCCGCATCAACCATTGCGTTATACCAGATATCATATGCTGGCGTCCCGACAGTGACTCCCGGTTGCTCTATTACTGTAATTTGGTTATCGAACTTGCCTTTGCCATAATTGCAGTACCTAGTACTCTCTTGTGCAAACGATGCAATACGATGGCGCACTAACTCATGGGACAACCCACGGTCAGCGATAATCCTAGCTGAAACCATGGCATGTTCTAACATTGCATGATGACCTCTGGTCTCAAGCATGCGAACAAATGTCTCAGCACTATTGTTAGTAATCTTTGCCTCAGATTTATAACATGTGCGTCCCACAGATTCTAACCAAGTTTCTATTCCCGAATAACCTTCTGGAATATGGAAGACTATTTCTTGGACACCGGGGGCTATGATCTTCATGACCTGACTCCTGTTAAATGATTAACAAAAACTACTGCCGGCGCAAAAACGACAAGTATTAACTTTGTCATTTGCTCCTCTTTTTGAATGAGAAATAATTGCTGGTGGTTCCCTAATTTCATCAATGATATGAGCAAATGCTGTTGCTAATCGTGGATCCATATTGATACTCTCTGTCTCCGGTGTTTGCCAAGCGGATGCTGCTTTTTCTACAGCAAATTTACTTAAAGGATTATCAATTTTTAGCACCAGTTGTTTTTCTTGATTACATTCCATAATATTACTCCCAGGTAGAAATTTTAGATTCGTATTCTTTTGTGAGTTCGTCAAAGAATAAATAACGATATCCAAGTTTCTGACAGAACTCTATGTCTTTCTTTCTGTACTTGGAATATATCACAATTGTTGTTGCTTTGGCTTCCTCTGGATAATGCTTAGCATATCGTCGAAGCTTACTTCTCGATGGTGCATTCATCCAGCCTTTGACCTCTATCCAATCGGCATCAAAGCCTGTGGGTAACTTTCGTTTCTTGTTAGGTAAGATTTGAAAGTCCATAATGTAAATATGAGGCTTATTCTTATAGCCATCGAAACCAAATGATCGTTCTTCGTATTTCCATTTTAATCCCAAGTGATTTAAAATCCGTGCAAAGTTTGCCTCCGTTCCGGACTTAAAAGAATAAGTAGGATGAACATCCTTGCGAACTCCTTTTTTAGTTCGGGCAAAGTTTCCAGCAGCCGTCTTCTGTATTTTCTTTTTCTTCGCCGGTGTCTTATCTACACAGGCTACACAGACTATTTTCATAGCCATCTTGTAACCTTCGTCCATATAGAAGAGTCCGGTGCCACATTTACTACATTTAATAATTCGTTTAGGCGCCATCGTTATCTCCTTTACAAAAAATACAGGCAGTGACCATCGGCTGACATCCTTCTGCACAAGAAGATGCACCATGTTCAGAACTATCATGATGAAGAGAAAGTGTACGTTCGGAATTCATTGGTTCTGCAAATTTAATACTGCCAATTGGCATTTTAAGCAAGACTGCAAGAGTTTCGTATGTTACTTTCATTATCCCACGATTTTCTACCTCTCGTCTGTCTTGGGATTCCATGTCTTCTTGAACCCTTGACTTTGTATCTTCCCACTCGGCCATTGATGTTCTTTCGGGTGTTGTATCTTTGTGTTTTGCCATCGGTACTCCTTCGGGTTCTGTATCTTTGTCTTAAATTTAGTGTCTTGAGAGTCAGTAGCTAGCTGTACACCTTCAATAGCTTCTGAGATCCTCGAGAGTAAGGCCTCAGCAGCGATACCAGGTTCCTGGTAGCTAACAGTTGTATAGGCCCAGCCGGCGGCAACAGCCGCTGCTCGCTTCTCCCAGTCCCTCTCAGTCTGTTTCCTGTAATTTCGTTTCGCCTTATCTAGCGTAATGCCACCGAAACAAGTAGGTTGAAAATGCTGGATCCCCATAACTTCTATAATTACCTTTAGTTCGAGGATAACCCAATCAAAACGTTCTCTACCGGACTTGAATTTATAGTTTACTTGCTGTACTGGATACTCTTGTCTCACTGAATAGTTAGAAAAGAGTTCTGTTAGCAGGGTTCCAACCCTTCGATGTAATTTACTTGCATTCGCTGCCGTAGCCTCTGGTGTCTTGGACTTCTTACTCATCTTCTTCGAGCCAATCAACTAACCATTGGGGGAGACGAACATGAACCTGATTACTGTTAGGAACTTCAGTGACGGGTAAATGTTTTTCGATTAGTTCCCGATGATAATCATGTGCCGTCTGAACAACAATATGATGATCGTCTTGCCATCTTCGATGATCGATGTCTCCTCGTGAGACATAGTAAAGTATCTTATTATAGATTTGTGATTGTAGTTTCTGAATTAATTGAGGATCAATCATTTGTCCTCTGGCATCCTCTATAATCAAAAGTAATTCTTTATAAATTTCTTCCTTGATAGGTAATTTTGAATCCTTTTGAGGAAACAAATCTGCATACGGTGAACATGTTATATGACTCATTATACGAACCTTTGTATCTTTGGTTTTACCAGCGGTGGAATCACCATGAGGAAACCTTTTTCAGTAGCCCAGTGGAAGAGAGAGTCCCAAAGTTCATCGTCTTCAATTTCTTTCAGTCCCATTGTTGTCTCTTCTATATAGACAGAACTTTTTAGGTTATCGAGAAAGAGCATGAATCTACGTCCGCTATATCCTATGGTAACTCTATGTTCCCATCGATAATACGAAAGAAGATCAGTGTTCGTATGATTTTCTACCTGTAGGGGAAAGCGTCGTTCATTAATTAAATAAAATTTTGACATACTCTACAGTCTTTACAGGCAGATGGATTGGGGAAGTAAGTTCCTGCTGTAATTCCTCGACTTACATAATACAACATCTTTCTAATTTCATCCATAACTTTTGGGCGAAAAACTGAAGTTACTATCTTTATTTTATCTCGACGATCACTTATATTCACAGCAGAATGTACAATCGTTTCATTCCTTCCACTATAGAAAGCATAAGCTGTTGCTTTTATTACAGGATCGGCTGCCGCTGACAAATGATTATAATCTTGAGTCCCAAAGTTGATAAGTACAGTTGTTGGTGTATCTTGATGCATATCCACCTTGACAACGTCAGCATGAGCTTTGATGACAGTGGATCCTATTTTCATATCAAGATTAACGTTGGCACCAACGGTAGGAAACATCCAGTCTGAGATATCATATTTGCAATAGTCAGTGAATTTATAACTAGCCTTAAGAGAGGCGGCATCAGCTGCTTTTAAGTCTAGTTGAGTGTTTGCTACCGCTGGCCACCATAGTTTCTCCCACGCAGATAATAACTTGCGTGAGGTTACAATGTTGTCCTTCAATGCTGCGGCGGCCTCGGCGGCCACAAATGCTCTCCGAAGATACACTTCTGTCATTGACAACGGGGGAAAGAGAATATCCTTTCGTTGTTTTTGTTGTAGCCGTGGGCAAAAAATATAACACGCTATGTCTTTTGTTGTCAGATACATGATGGTTACCAAGGTTAATAGAATACTTATCTCTACTTATTCGATGCCCTTGCTATTTTTTCAAGTAAATTAGCCGCCGCCTCTGTTTTCCGAATAGCTTCGGAGATAACACTGCGAACAACTTTTGTTTTACTTATTGCATCCGCAACTCCAGCAGTTGCTACCGCGCTTACTATTTGTTTCATAGGACCTCCGCGACACAACATGCTATATTTTAAAACCCACGGGGTTTATGTTCTTTTAAGAACTCCAATCGTTCTCGTTGTTCTACTAGGGCCGTATCTAAATCTACGGCTCGGACCTGACCGGCGGCACCAAAGAGATCTACGAATTCTCGTCCCTCATAGCCAGAAACTTTATTCTTGCCAAACTTTACCCAGATTCTAGGCAGGACTTTACCATTTTCATCTCTATGAACCAGAACAGCTTCTTCTTCATTAGAATGATGGATCTCGTTATGCAAGTGGAGGATAACAGAGGCATCGTAACTCAAGGCACGAGATTCAGCAAGTGCTAAGTTAGAAGGTTTCTCTCCGGGAGCCAGCTTTCTGTACTCGACGGTGGCAACAATAGTCATATGGTTTCCAACCGTCATATTCTTAATGAGGTTACTAAGTCTCTTTACTCTCTCATGGCCTTGAATTTCTGAGTAGTCTGGATACTTATGAAAGTTATCACAGAATAGCACTATGCGTTTCTCTGGATATTTTGCGCGATAATATCTTGCTACTTGTTCTATATAATAGAGAGACTGACCATCAGATGCATCACGAAGAACGAGCTTCTCGTCTTTTACCATCTGTATTATTTTACGGTAGGCCGCTTCCCGAGCTTTTGGTACCCAGGCACTACCTTCTTGCTTGGCCCAATATGTGGGGCTGGAGATATGATTAAGAAGTAATTTAGTATCTCCGGTTGCCTGACAAACCCATTTGTACAAAATCATTCTCGCTGCATCATCAATAGAATGATAGATACAGATAGCGTTATTACGCTTGTCATCTGCTATTTCATATGCCATTTGAGAAGCAAGAGTTGTCTTGGCGCTTTGTTCTGAGCCGCCAATGAACACAAGAGTATCAGTTCTCCAGTCATCATTAAGCCTGGCGCCAAGCCCTCCGAGTCCCCATGGTTTCATAAAGAAGCCAGCGAAGTCTCCGCTCTTTTGCTCGTCAGTTTCTTTCTGAGTTAGCACCATGTTCAACACAGAGCTAGCAGAATCATCATTCTGAATTGCTTTATTGATATCAGCTAACGCATGTTGAGCTTGGACTAAGGCCATTTCTGCCTCGTCTGGATTCTTTTTAGTCTCCCATACTAATGCTTCAATCACAGCTTTCTTTCGAACCTGAATCGCTGCTTCTTTTTCGCTCCTTAATCGTTTGACCTCTGACATAATAGTAGCAAGATCGTAGCCAGTCATTTTGGCCACCTGTTTGCCCATCTCTTCCTGACGGATATGAGATTGTTCACTTACGATAATAGCTGCCATTCGTTCGGCAACTTCTCGTCTGCGATCATCCTGCATATCCTCATTATCTGTTTCTTCTTCCATGAATCGCGCCATGCGCCACTCGAATGCAGACCATTTCTTTAGCCGTACGAATTCATCTATGCCTCGAAGTCTTAGCAACTCATCTGGGTCTTCGCCATCAGGTAGTTGACAGAGCTTGACTCGAAAGTCTCGTTCGGCCGCAAATTTATTATCTAAAGCTTTTTGAACCGCAAGTTCTCCTGCGGCATCACCATCAAATACCAAGACGATAGAAAACGTGCCATGCTTTTTTAGTAAATTAATATGATGGTCTGTTATTGCAGTTCCTAACGTACAACAACAATTTGTTAGCCCATAATGTCTCGCCGTGATGACATCTGCCTGGCCTTCGAAAATATAGAGAGGCGAAGTAGCTTCACGAGCAATATCAAAACCATATAGTCGCTCGCCTTTCTTAAAAATCGCACACTCAAGACCAGTACCTCGTGTATTAATATACTTGGGGCCCGAGGTCTTATCGTCATGCTTGTGCTTAAGGTTCTTGGCGCTAAAGCCAACTGGCCTGCCCAAATCATCATGAACAGTAAAGAGTAGATTATGAGAAGCGAATAAGTTAGGTCTTTCAAGATCTATATTAGCTAGAAACTTTGGTTCATACCCAGCGGCTTTCATTCGTTCCCTGAATGCCTTGTTGTCAACGGTGCCAATTCCCCAAATCACTAACTTTTCTTTGTTCCATTGCCGACGATCAATTTCGGTATCCACCATAGAGTAATCACCAAAGCTAGGATCTCCAATAAGCTTAGATGCTAATGCATAAGCAGCGTATGTGCGATACTCATAGATCTCTTCTGGTGTAAGGTCTTCGAGCTTGACACTGACGCCAAACTTTTCTGCCAAATATTTAATATTATCTTCAATGAATTCATGTCCACGAATACCTTTAGCCTCAAGCCAATGAGCAGCCTGAAAGATATCCATGGTAACACCACAACCATAACAGTAAGCACAACCAGGATATTCTTTCGACATATGCATCGAAGGATCGCCATCATGATGTTCAGGATTCACACAGAGGAAGCCTTTGGTAGTATCAATTCCCTGTTCTTGTAAGTACTGTTCTAGATATGGCTTTAGAGCTTGAATCATAGCCTCAAGATTAACAAGTCGTTGTCTCATCAACTCAGTCCTTTCGCGGCCCACTCAGAAAATGTTTTTTCCCTGCACTCATCTACATTCTGAAGATTAGAGATGATAGACAATGCGTCGACAACCGAATCAACATCCGCATGACATTTACCTCGATAATTTTGATTCCAAGGTTGTCGGATCAGTATCGAGAATGTGAATTGGAATCCAGCATGAACTCTAGGATCATCATCTACCATAACATCAACGTCCACTAAGCTTTTAGCTTCTACAGAGTCTACCATGATTTTCTGATACGGGATGTCAGGAAACCATTGTCTCAGCCACAAGTCTTTTTCGGGAGCAGAACGCTCCCAGTTGAGAACCTTAGTAATCCATACAATTTCATGACCAGCGGCTACCAGTGCATTGACAGCAGTAACAGCACCATCAAATGGTTGAAGACTGAGAAAGAATCCAGGATCACAAATTTCAGCATATAGCTCTCGATAATCATTATAAGATGATTTCTGTTCGTCCGTCATTCTATCCCAAACTAATTTGGCTGTTCGTGGTTCGGAGGCATCTTCTTTCGTCATCTCGATACCATACAATTTTTTAACTTTAGCAAAGCTAGCTGTAGTGAAATCTACAACTGTGCCGTCCATATCTAGTCCGATACGCAGTCCCATTAGTTTTTCCTTTGGTTGGGGTCTCAATAGGTCAAAGAATCCTGAGTGCATTGGCCTTGCCATTGGCAGTAGGAGCAGTTCCAAGCGCCTAGCTTATTTGTCTCTGGTTTCTTTTCCCATTTATCATAATTAGTTTTGGATACGTTACCTTGAGCGTATTCAAATTCTATTTTCTTAGCATCCCACTCGGCCTCGAAATCTTTAGGCGGTAACTTTTTGGCTCTCAAGGATGTGAGTAACTGGGTATATCGATCATGAATATCTTCGATAGTATAGGGTTGTAGTACTTTGCCGGCAGCAAATGCATTCCAATATTTACCTGGGATTTGCTCCCAATAACATTGATGACGGCCGTCTGGTAGTTCTTCGAAGCCTACCCTGAATTCTATTCGATGTCCGTCGCCTCGTTCTAAATAATAGAGACGAAATTCATCAAGTTGATTCCTGTATTCCCAGAAATAGAGCAGTGTCTGAAGGAAATGCTCAGGCCTTGGTCTTCCGGCGAGGAACTTACCTGAACCTCTTTCTCTCTTCACTCCACAGATAAGTCTTCCTGCATAGTATCCATAGAATGTCTTGCATTCCAGACCAAAGAGACCTCCGGTGACAGGATTTCTTAGGATCGCATCAAGCTCTCCAGATAATGCCAAGTCTTTATTGTAGAACTTGATATTGTTATCAAGCCAAATCCCCATCTCTTTCCATTTGTTAACTGTTCCAACCTCGTCCCATTTCCCAAGATGTCCCTTCATAGAAAGACCTACGTTGGGGCCACTTGTTTTGGGCACACCAGAAGCCCGGTACCATGCAGCACGCATGCATTTTCCAAGAACGACTACCTGGTCTCCTTCTTTGTATAGGACAGAAGCTTCAGACGGATAAAGTCCTGCGCGACGAATAGTATATCGCTTATGTGTTGCTTCGTAATTGTCTTCTTCTGCAATGAGGGAAAAGACAGGCTTGTCATCTATCTGATAGCTTTGATGGCTCATGGGCATCCTCTGTATATTTTTGATCCATATACTCTCGGCCTTTAAAAAGGCACTTGGCATTAGGTTGGCATTGATTGCCTTCTAGGTCCTTGACTCTTTGGGCAAGATGATGAACTAATTTGATCAAGTCCCATTTCTTTCGTTTATACAAAACGATAGTAGCTTCTCTAGAGGCCAACAGTTGTTTGCCAGCAGTTGCCGCCGGCCTATCACTAGACCGGCGAGCAACAAAAGGCTTGATCAATGGGGTTTTATTTTTCATCATCTTTGGCGGGGAATTTGATGACGCTTCCTTCTCGTTCACTAGGGAGGACAACGCCCGAGGTGTCTTCTTCAGTATCCTTAGTGTCTTCAGTATCAGAAGATTCAGTTACCAGAATACGTGCTTTGTCTTCTGCTTCTTTCTTCAACGCTTCTTCTTGCTCCTTAAACTTTTCTTGGATCTGCTTATGCAGTTCTTTCATTTTCTCTACTACGTCAGTATTGTACCTATCTTCCCATTCTTCACGAACAAGAACTTCTTTTTCGATAAGCAAGTTCACTAGAAGATAGATAGTCAATCGAGAAACATCAAGAGCAGAGCCCATGGATTGTTGTCCGTGAGCCATTTGCATAATCCCAGCTTCTAGCTGTTGGATTGCAAGAACAATAGGCTCAAGAAGTTCCATGTCGGCTCCTTGGGGAGCAGCTAGAATCTGAGAGTCTGGCGTCCCCGCTGATTCTAGCATGTCCTTAATCACTTTCTGCAGTCGTGCGTCAGTCATGTTTTTGTCTCCTAGTCAATGTGTCGTTTAACATCTTTTGCTACGACGCTATTGCGTTCGCGCATCCACTTACCACAGTCGCTACAACGTAGACGATTATACTTATAGAGCTTGGTGTACTTAAATCCTCTGTGAACCAACTTCGTGCCACCACAAGAAGGACAAGCGGCTACGACGTCATCTGTTAATAGATTCCAATTTGGAATACCTCTGGCCAATGGCATTAGCTTCTCAGTGATTGAACGCTGAGTTCTAACATCTTGGAGGTTGTATGCTGAAATAATCTTAAGAGCTTCTAGGTCGTGAGCTTTGGCTCGACGCCAGATGTTCATGGGCACTTCGTCTTTTTGCTCGCCACAATTGAAAGCCTTTGCAACTGTCTTGAGACGATTGTTATTCAACTTCAGTTGGTATCTGGCGATTCTCCATGTATCAATCTGGAGAGGCAGTGGGATGGGGCCAAAGTTATGGAAGAGACATCGAGTTTGAATAAACGGGGTGTCAAACTTTGTAGAATAGTGGCCGATGATAACATTAGCAGACTCAATGAGTTTCATTACGTCTTTAACAAGATAATAATCTCGTTGTTCTACCGGAAGCTTATTCCAGCCCTTGTAGTCATACATGTTGAGAACCTTTGGCTCCGGCTCATCATGCCACCAGTAACCAAACGATAACATCTCGCCAAAGCCAGCAGACAGATCGCTAGCTTCGATATCGAAATACATGATCCTAGTTTTTGCTACTGAATTCACAATACTCCGACTCTTACCCAAGTCTCCATCACAGTTCGTCTTGTGTCGTCTGATGATACCTCGGACGGCAGCAGCTGTTCGCCGAGGGAATCCCTTAGCTTTCAATGCTTTCGCAATCTTTGTAGCGGTAAGAACACCAGTCTTCTTAAAGACTAAAGCTTTCTCTTTCGCAGTCCATCTCTGATGATTCGGTGTCGTCATATGTTACTCCATCTTTCTTATATTGGACATCATGCCCAACGCTTGTTGATATCGAGAGAAGTTCATTGTCTGGTCGGGAACAAATGTAACCCGAGAACCATCTCGAAGAAAAAGATCAATCGGTTCGATACGATAGTTATTCTTATCTATCGTGTGCACATCATTTACTATTAACTTTACTATTGAGGGAGTGTCATTATCCATATCTATCATTCTAACAATTCCATCAACAAGACTAACAGTGTTTTCTTCTATCGTGTCTCTTAATTTCTCCCATTGTCTAGGAAAAATTGTTGCTTCAATTCTTCCTGACTTGTCTTCTATTGTTAACACTGCCATATTCTTTCCCTTCTTGGTTCTCCTTTTCGTTAACGAAGAGATCACTGCGGGGATGCGAACAGCTTCCGTATCAAAAGCTTTTCCTTCTCGCAGACTCTCAATAGTATACTGAGAGAAGCAAGAAAGTCCAGGATAATCGTCCATCGGATGACCAGTGAGATAGAAGCCTAATGTTTCACGTTCTAATATTAATTTGTCTTGATTCTCATCGGCTGAAAATATTTCATAATCCGGCGGCACTGGTTTCTCTTTGTTCTTAGGTAGCTTACGAGGTAATGGAACTCCTTGACTTGCAGCTTCTTTAATCTCAGCTTCCCGAACTTTGATTCGTTCGTTTCTCGTAGTCCATCGAAATAGTTGATCATGATATTTCATAATCAATTCAATATTGTCTACGAATAGAACTCGTGGACACTCAAGAATTTCATCTAGTGCGCCGGCTGCTGCCAAAGGTTTGATTGTCCCTTTCTTTAATCCACATTCAACCATATGTTCTATGCTCGTGAATCCATTCGGAGGCCGAGCTTCTAAGAATGAGGCACAAGCTTTTTCTCCGAGTCCTTTGATGCCTGCGAGACCAAAGACAATAGTTCCTTCGTTGACAACAAATTTGGCACCAGAGACATTAACATCTGGTGGCAAGATGGAGATTTCATCTTCTCGACAAGCATGAAAATATTTGATTAGATCATCTTGTGTTTTCAAAGAATTATTAAAGAGTGCACAGTAAAATTCTTCTCGATGATATGTTTTCAACCATGCTGTTTGATAACTTATAAAAGAATAAGAAATACTATGTGCTAAGTTAAAAGAGTACTTGGCAAATCCCTCAATGTTATCAAAGAGTTGATTAGCTGCTAACTCAGTAACTCCTCGTGTTATACAACTGGAAACAAACTTTTGTTTCTCAGTTTTCATCTTGTCTACTAACTTTTTGCCTAATATCTTTCGTACATTATCAGCCTCAGACAAAGTATATCCGGCAATATCAGTACAGATTCTCATAATCTGCTCTTGAAAAACAATTACAGCATAGGTATCTTTAAGTATTGGTTCTAATTCAGGAATCAAATATTCGAATGATACTCCACTGCGACGATCAACATATTGTTCTACCATTGATTTTTTAGTCACAGGATCTTTTAAGCTCAAGGGGCCAGGACGAAAGAGAGCAGTAATGATCGAAAGGTCTTCAATAGATTTTGGTTTGATCTGAAGACATAAGTCTTTGAACCCAGAGGAGGTCTCGAATTGAAAAACTCCATCAAGTTTTCCTTGCTGAAAAATAGTTTGATATACATGAGGATCCTGTATATCGATAGTGTCAATATCAATAGAAATTCCTTTGTATTCTTTTACCAGCTCAATTGTTTCTTGTATGACAGCAAGATTCTTTAACCCTAAGAAATCATATTTGACAAGACCTATTTCTTCAACATCATGCATATCGAACTGAGTAGCGACTTCGTTATGCTTACCGAGGAAGAGAGGCACCTGTGTGTTTATATCTTTGTCAGAGATAACGACACCTGCTGCATGTACACTTGCCTGTGAGACAAGAGTTTCAGCAGCTCGAGCCATTGTCACGACTTCTTGATAGTCATTTCGTAGAATCTTTGGTTCTGCCGCAATAACTTCCTCGAATGTTAATGTCTTGCCGGCGACATCAGGAGAGACCATTGCTGCAAGTTCGTCGCCAACAGTTATTGGATATCCAAGAACCCTAGCAAAGTTTCTCAGACTTCCTCTAGGTTTAAAAACTGAGTAGGTGCCAATCTGTGCGCACTTGGCTTCTCCATACTTATCATATACGTACTGGATTACATCTTTCCGTCTTTCTGGCGGCCAGTCGATATCAAAGTCAGGATTGCTATCAGCTCTACCAGCGTTAAGAAACCTTGCAAAAATAAGACCATACTTAATAGGATCTATCTTTGTAATGCCCATACAGTAAGAGACGAGAGAACCTGCGCCTGAACCTCGACCTGGTCCCGCATATATTTTATTCTTGGCTCCCCAGTCTACAAAGTCTGCGACTACCAAGAAATAGGTAGCGAATCCCATTGTCTGGATAACGCTAAGCTCTTCTTCTAGTCTTTCTCGGTATTCTGTATCCCCGTCACCAAATAAACGTTTGAAGCCTTCAGTCGCTTTTGTTCGCAACTCTGCTTCTGGGGTAACCCCAGGAGACAGTTCGAAGACTGGCCAGATTGTTTTTCCATAAGACCAATTGCAATTACATTTGTCTGCTACTTCTTGAGTTCTTGTTATCGCATGATGCTCTTCGGGATCAAAGCTCTCACACATTTGCGCATGACTCTTAAAGTAAGATTCATCGCTGTCAAAAGTAAGATCTCCGGCAGCAAGTCTACAGATCGCTTCATGAAGTTTTGCATCTCCCCTGGTAGGATAATGAGAGTCCTGTGTCGCTACAGGAGGGACTGTCGTTATCTCAGAGAGTTCGAATAATCGTTTCCGTAATGGCTGTTGCCAATCTAGACCATGATTCTGGACTTCGATATAGAAATCATCACCCCAGACATCTTTCATTTCTTTTATGTGTGCGATTGCCAACTCTGGTTTCGCATCCATAATGTACTGAGAGAGCCTACCGGAACCACAACCTGAGAGAATTATTAAACCTTCCTGATGTTTCTTTAAAAGATCAAAGGAAATACGAGGTTTATAATAGAAGCCTTGCCGCCAACCGATACTTGTCAACTGAAAGATATTCTCAAGGCCTTGAGTATTCTTGGCCAACAGTGTTAAGTGATAAGAAGTCTTGCGATGACTCTCAATCTTTTCTTTAGTTAAATGTGATTCAGGCGCAACATAGGCCTCAAAACCATAAATTGGTTTAATTCCTGATGTTTCACAAGCTTTTTTGAATTTAAGTAATCCGCCGGCACGACCATGGTCTGTGAGTGCGACGGCATTCATTCCGAAACCAGCGGCAGCAGCAGCGATCTGAGTAACAGACTGGGCCCCATCCTGTGGAGAATAATCAGAGAGAACTAATGAGTATGCAGATGGATAAAACTACCCATGCTGCATACTCTATTATCCTTTCGAGGTTTCATTCTGTAATGCTTTCTTTTCGGGCACTAAAGTTTCAAGAATAAGCTTGCTCCATGTTTCTAGTCCAGGGAGCTTGAGTGCATCTTCTACTGAGAGCCATAAGCTTTTGGCAATAGTATCTTCGATAGGAATCGGATACTTAGAATCTGCTGGCATATCAATCATTAAGACATAACCGATATGAACTTTGCTTACAGCATCTGATTCATGATAGACCACACCGTATTCAGTAATGTTATGAACTGTAGAATCAAAATCTTCTCCCCAGTTTAGCTCTTCTTCTAGCTCTCTTTGTAGCGCCATGCTTATAAGCGTAACGATTCCAAGTTCAAGTTGATTATCTACTGGATTGATATGTCCGCCAATGCCAATTGACCATTTGTCATGGAGACGAACTTCACCAGATTTTTTAGATCGTTGATAAGCTAATATCTTATCTCCGCGACGAACAATAGCATAGGGGATAAGTTGTTTGTAGTTCTCATTTGTCTCGGCGTCCTTACGTTTCATGAACGCTCCGTGTGAACCACAACCATACTTAAGATGTTCTATGTCTTTTTGATTCTTTGATACGCCTGGAAGCTTAACAAAGTCTTCCATATAATGTGCACCAAAAACAAAAACTTGTTCAGTCATTATCGTCTCCGAAAAACCTTTGTAAACGGTTGTTGATATCGGCAGTACACAGTTACTGCGATATGAGTGCTATTAGAGTCTGTTTGTTCTACTCTGCAATTAGAGTATTTAGATTGTGCATGTTCTAGAGCTGGATTCGCACAACTAAGAAACAGAATAGCGAAAAGAAACAATATTAAAGTTCTCAAACGGATCACCTCTCTGTATATTGATATCCTTTACTTATATCATTATCCGAGTCCGACGGCAATGTATTAGTTTTTAACCTAAATTTTAATGCCGCTGCTTTATACACTAGGATGCCAATACAAATCATGGTCACGATAATTGCAGATTCAATCAGGAAACAAATTCCTAATGATATCAATAGAGTGAGAATGACATATCGGGTCTTCATGTTCAGGTTTTCTTTGGAATATATACAGCGTCAGCGAATAATGCTTTCCGTGCTGCTTCTTTCGCTGATCCGTGGGGAAAGAAGCAAATCACTTTCTTATTGGCTTTAAGCTTTTGATCATGGAAACAAAGTTTGCACTCATTACATGGAATGCCACTAACCATTTCAGGACAAGGCACCATTCGAATTCCTTGATAATCAAAAGGTTGATCAAAAGGTTTTGCTCTTACCATAGAAGCAGCATATCCTCTGCGGATAGCATATTTTGCATCTTCAATTGTCTCACAACTTGCGAGTACCGAGATGTCTCCCCACTTACTTCGAGGGATAATTTTCCAAGCATGAGTGTAGGTCCAAACTTTTTGTTTGGTTCTCTTGCTGTACTCTTGGCATGCCGAAGCTACTATTTCTGCAGCTTTCGGAGTGCGACAATCTCCTACAATATGAAGTCTTAGTGGCAAATCACTCTTTAAATTCCGAATGGCATCAGCTTCTATTCTGGCAATATCAATAGGTCGAGTTCGTTGTGCGGTCACCGCATTCTTGTTAATACGTCGAAGATGAATTCCACAATGTCCTCCCTGTGCATAACAACCACTGTCTAAGAATGGACAAGTGGTAGGACATGATTGGATAGGAGCATAAGTTGCTGATACTATTCCTGTTTTAGAGTTTGTAGACTTGTGGACCGCGAGAACAATTTTCTTACTCATCATCACTGCTTTCTGTTTCATCACTAGTTTTTGTTTTGTCATTAGTTTCAGGCCCAAGACCTCTGAGGTCGAGGACTTCAGTCCTAATGACTGCAAGTTTTTCAGGATTATCTTTTAGGTACTGAATTGCATTTTCTTTTCCTTGACTGATTTTTTCTCCCTCGTGACTGTACCAGGCTCCTGCTTTTTCAATAACGTCGTCTTCAACTGCAAGATCAAGAATCTCAGCAACTTGATCGATGCCAATACCAAATCGAATATCAAATTCTGTCTCTCTAAATGGTGGCGCAAGTTTATTCTTCACAACTTTAACTCTTGTTCGATTGCCAATAACAACATCTTGTTTCTTAATGGCACCGATACGTCGGATGTCAAGTCGTTGACTTGCATAGAATTTCAAAGCATTGCCTCCGGAATTAACTTCCGGCGACCCGAAGAAGACGCCAATTTTCATTCTGATTTGATTAACAAAGATCATAATGCAATCAGTTTGGCTTAAGGTTCCAGTAAGCATTCTCATTGCTTGGCTCATCATCTTTGCCTGTGTGCCAATATGATGATCGCCAATCTCTCCTTCAAGTTCCTTTTTAGGAACGAGTGCGGCTACTGAGTCAATAATTATGAGGCCTACCTCTCCACTTTTTGCAAGTAGGTTAGCGACCTCGAGTGCTTGTTCGCCATAATTTGGTTGAGAAACTAGAAGCGTATCTAGATTCACACCTAGAGAAGTCATATACAGAGGATCAAGCGCATGTTCTATATCAATATAAGCACAGGTCTTACCTTGTGCCTGAGCATTAGCTACTGCATGAAGACACAGTGTGCTTTTTCCTGCTGACGCAGGACCATAGATTTCAACGATTCGACCTTTCTTATACCCGCCGATACCCAAGGCGGCATCAAGGCCAATAGAACCCGAGGAGACAATAGCATTAGGATCCACAGTTACTTCGTCTGTAAGTTTCATGACGATGCCGGCGCCACACTTCTTTTCAATACCTTTTATTACCAGTTCTAAAGCTTTAGACATTTGTTCATTCATAATCTACCTATTCTTTTCCAGTTGAAGTTTTTTAGTTACAATTTCGTTTATTCTTTTTCGACATCCGTCACGAAAACCATTGATATCCTCAACACCCCATAAAGATATAAGCTCAGCGAGTGTGATTTCTTTTATGATTTGTGTGTCCGTGACGACATAAGTTGTATATTTCCAGCTAACCTTATGATGACAGGAGTCACAAATAAAATCTGTTCCCGCTGCGTCTGACATAGGCAAAGACGATTGAATCTTACATTTAGGACAATCAATATCTATAAGATAATCTCCCATTGGAACTTTATGATTCTCGTTAAACAAAAAATTCCAAGCTGACAGTTCGTATTCTTCTTCCTCTTCTTTCAATTTCTTTCCCACGGCACGCATAAATTTATAGAGTGCCGCATCATCGATAGCACGAATAATAACTTTCATCCATAAATCAGTTGTAAAACTTTTGGATAAAACATTAGTACGACTGCCTAAATATGCTTCTCTATCTTCCGTATCTACTTGATTATACGAAGGCCTTTTTTGTTTTTTATGTGTGTTCATAGCCACTTGATCATACAGTGGCTACTAACGGGAGTCAATAATTTTCGTACAAGAACAGAAACTAACCACAGCCACTAGAACTCCCACAACCAAGACATACGAAACAAGCACCAGTTCTTTGTGTGAGGCCTCCACAGGAGGTACAGGGAGGCCCATTAGTATCTACTACCTGAGGGACAAGACTCTCGAGTGTAACAGCTGTTGACATCTCGACAGCATCGTCTGTCTCTTCGTCGCCAAACTCTGATACTAACCAACGGAAAATGTAATCCATGAGACTAGAACACATTCGAATATCTTCATTGGTTGTAATACCTTGGGGGTCAAATCTAGTTTGAGTAAGTTTCTTCGCCATGGCATCAAGAGGAACTCCATATTGGATCGCTAACGATGTTACGACAGCGAAAGCATCCATGAGTCCATTGATTGT